ATGAGCAGCTGGTGAAGCTCATGTGGGGTAATGTCGAGACAGTCGTTAAGTCCGTCCTCGGAAAGCTCGATCTCATCTTCTGTGGCGCACTCTCAAATGAGGGTAAGTTCACCCTCGATGAGACCACCAACCCTGAAGGTGGAGCCCGTGGCTTGATTAATTATAATCAGCCCGCAGAGAATATCGCATCTGCCGCTACCCAGTGGGATGATGCCCATATCGAGACGGTGGACTGCTTCGAGGATATTCAGGCTATCATCGATGCCGCTCAGGATAAGGTCGTATTCTCGAAGGTGCTCTGTTCACCTGACCGAATCTCTTATATGTGCCGTTCTAAGAAGATGAAGCAGATGATTCATGGTACGGATAAGTCATCCAAGATGGTGCAGTTGAAGGATATCAACGCATACATGGAGGAGAATCAGTATCCTATCTTTGTCCCCATCCGCCGTCAGGTTCGTATTCAGAACGGAACTCAGCGCACTCCTTACTCTCCTTGGAATGCCAAGAATATGGTGTTCATTCCTGAAGGAAAGCTCGGTCTCGTCAAGAACGCTTGGGCGAACAATGAGCTGAAGCCTGAGGCTGGAGTGGCTTACTCTAACTATAACCGCATCCGTGTATCTCAGTGGGGTGTTGGTGAGACTCAGGGCTCTAACGGAGTCGAGTTCACCAAGGCTGAGGTCAATGCCCTGCCCGTTATCACGGAGATGAATGGAATCTATACCCTCAAGACAAAGCAGTAATCGATGAAGAATTCCGAGGCATTGAAAGGTTTGTGTAACGCTATGGCGAACACATTCTATCCCGATGATAAGACCATCGAGCTTGCACTTTTCAATGAGGGGATCGACTCAAAGGCTGATGCCACTCCGAAGGATCCTAAGATCTTTCGGGTGGCGATAAGCCTGATAAAGGGCTATGTGGAGGGGAGCCGTTCAGAGAATGGTGTCTCTACATCGGTCAGGGAAGAAGGAATCAAGGAAAGTATCAAGTATTGGTGCAATATCTATGGGCTCGATGCCGATGAGATTCTGAGCGATTTTCTGCGTGTCATGGAGGATGGATCGAATCTATGGTAGGTCATGAGGACTAACGGATTTCTGAGATATGAGAGTGTCAGCGGTGGAGGTCTCAATGAATACGGAGAGCCGATCTCGGCTCAAAGCTCATGGAGTGATCCCCTGCCCTGCTCCATAAAGACCAATAGCGACACCCGAAAGGGCAGATATGAGGATGGATTATTCCGTCAGGCATCATTCACGATCCTCATTGAGCTGGCGGATTTCCCCCATAAGCGCATCTCTTTGGAGCGCATGGGCGAATCACTTGGAGAATTCGATATCCTCAGCGTTGAGCCTCTGACTTCCGTAGGTCGTGTTCAGATAATGGTATAGTATGGCAAAGGTTCTAACCTCGCATAAGAACTACAAGGGTGTTATCGTCAGTAAGACCGATATGAGGAAACTCAGGAATGGTCTGAAGATGAAGATGAATGCCATCGTGGATCACCTCATCAAGCAGCTCTCTTATATCGGAGAGGAATGCGTGAGGGTAGCGAGGCAGAACGGAAGCTATAACGATATCACGGGAAATCTGAGATCATCCATCGGTTATGTTGTCCTATATGACGGGAAGCCCGTTGTCTATGGCGCATCCAAGCAGTATAGCGGTTCTCAGGGGAATGGCGAGAAAGGCGCAGCCGCAGCCGAATCCCTTCTGAACAAACTTCAGGCAAAATATCCTTGGGGTGTTGTCCTGATCGTCTGTGCTGGAATGAAATATGCCGCATACGTGGAGAGTATTCATCATAAGGATGTGCTTACATCGGCAGAGCTGAAGGCGGAATCCCTTGTGAATAAGTTGTTGAACGGATTGATTGATCCTGAATAGAATGGCAGTAAAGACAGAGATCGAGGTGGAGAGGGATTTCTATTCTTTCATCAAGAATGGGAGTCTTGGAAATGCAATCAGAGGTGAGGTATATCGCCCTGATATGCGCCCAGCCAATGCCAAGACCGAGGATCTGATAGTTAAGTTCCTTGCGGGGCTTGATGAGCAGATTCAGACGGGAGTGGTGATCCTCAATATCTATGTTCCTGACACCAAGAATTCGGATGGTCGTATGGTTCGTGATGCAGCCCGCATCGGAGAGCTTGAAGGGGCTATCAGGGATTTCATCAATGAGAATGATGAGACTGAGTATTGGATGGAATCGGATGGAACCCCAACCTCCATCAAGAATGAGGAAATCGGGCAATGGTGCATAACCGCCCGAATCCATTTCAGAAGGATAAGTGAGTAATTAATCATAAGTATAATCTAAAAAAGTCGAAGAATATGACAAGAAAGATTATCATGTCGTGGTCGAAGTGTAAGATCGAGGTCGGCAAGACTGGCGATAACGATGCTATGGCAGCGAATCTCGCATCTATCGGTACGATCAATGACAAATCCACCACTCTCGGCACAGAGGATGGTGAGAAGCTGACCGCCACCGCTACGGGCGGAGTCGTGGTCGCTGAGGAAGAGGGTGAGCCCGTTGTTACCATCACCACCCGAGTGAAGGAGATGGACTTCGATACCGAGAATATGTTCACGGGTGCAGTCAAGTCTCAGGAAGGCGATGAGCTGACCGTAAAGACCAATGTCGTGCCTGATGACTTCTCGATCAAGCTGACTCCTAAGAATATCGGTGCGGTGGGTATCAAAGCCCGCAGAACCCATGTATCTTTCCG